CAAGAGCAATATAGTAGGTAACGTCAATGTTTTGGTTCTGGAAACGTGACAGAAGTTTCTCTGACACAACCACATCATAGTTACCAGGGACAATCTTCAGGTTCTCTTCCTTGAAGTTGAAGACAAACTCGGTGTCAGTCTCACCAACCACGATAGAGAAATCATTAGAAGTATCATTCTTCTTGTCACGTGCAACCAGTTTGATCACACCGTTCTCACCAATCACAGAGATGTCGGGGAGTTGATAGACAGATGCAGCCTTCTTCAGTTTCTCCAGTTGCTGACTGGTCAGTTGGAAACACACATCTTCTGTAGGAAGAGTAATCTCTTTCTCGGGTGGTGCAACAATCACAGATGGGTCTGCAAAGAAATACTTGGATCGAGAACGACCCTCCTTGATCACAACATACTGATCGTTACCAAAGTCAAGATCAGGGGAGGAGTGGAGAGACAGACCGTTCAGGAACTGGTTCAGGTCATAGATACCGAAGTCTTTAGGGAACTCCTCAGACACATTGGCTTCAACCAGGATGTTCTTCATCACTGAAATTGAACGCAACTTCTGACCTTCCTTGAACAGGATAGACTGGTTGATAGAAGAGAAGTTCTTGAGGAGACTTACAGTTGATTCAGAAAGTTTCATAATTATTTTTTGGTTGCTTTGTGATACCAGAGAAGTGATACAGGAGAATACAATAGTGGATGGCCTTGAGGATGTCAAGTTTTGACTTACCATCCTTCTTACCAAACCTTGACAAGTATTTGATAGCGTTGGATCGACAGAATGCTTCTGCGTCACCGATACTATCAATCAGGTCAAGGGTCTGAGTCTTGTTGTCATTTGCATAGTGTGACCGATACGTGCCACTCAGATAGTCACGTAACTCTTTGAGGATTACATCTTCCTCATACTTCCAATATCCATTCGTGTTATCAATGTTCAAATCAATAGAGCCAAGACTAATAGTGTCACTACTTTGGGCTCCACGGAGGGGTGTCCATTCAAACCCCTCCTCAGGTAGTTCATTCATGTAATCATACAATAGGGACCATGAGTTCATTCTATCAACTTTCACCCTCACTGTCAACCATTTGGAAGTCAGCATCTACCTTGTCATAGAGTTCCATGAATGCAGACTTGGTTTCATCATCAAACCGGTTGATACAAACCTCAAGTGCCTTGGCCTTGTTACCAAAGATAGAGAATGCACGGATGATGTGAACCAGACGACGGGTAGAGATTACCTCATCAATACCACCATCATAGAAGGTCTTACGGATGATGTCAGCCCAGTCAACCAGGTGCTTACAGAAGTCTTTGTCATCACAACCAGACTCAAGAATTTTGATCTCTGTAGAAGGAGTAGGATAGGACTGTTCAAAGGTCACACAGAAACGCTCAAGGAATGCTTCGTTGAGGACATTGGTACCAATAAACCGACCGTCTTCAGAACCCTTACCCTTGGTGTTGGCGGTAGCGATGACGTTGAATCCATCCTTAGGCTGGACAAACTTACCGATCTTCTTAAGGAAGACACCCTTACCTTCAAGGATAGATTGGAGACAAAGGATCTTATTAGAAGCCAGGTCAACCTCGTCTAGAAGAAGAATTGCTCCACGTTCAAGAGCTTCGATGACTGGGCCATTATGCCAAACAGTCTCACCGTTAACCAGACGGAAGCCACCAATAAGATCATCTTCGTCAGTTTCGATGGTAATGTTGACACGGATCAACTCACGCTTGAGGACTGCACAAGCCTGTTCAACCAGGAAGGTCTTACCGTTACCAGAAAGACCCGTAATGAATGCAGGATAGAAAAGACCGGACTTAATAATCTTTTTAATATCGCTGAAGTTGCCAAAGCTGACGAAGGTATCATCTTTCTCCGGGATAAGGTTCTGTTCGATTGCAGGAAGTGCTGCAGGTGCTTTATAGTCTTGTTCCAGTTTCTCTTGAACGGTCAGGTTCCACTTGCCACGACCGACCTTGTAGGACTCAAGCCTACGGGTAACAGTGTTATATGTGGTGTCATTCATGGCGCACCAGGCGCGGACATCAGCGGTTACAACCTCTGACCCATACAGATTGGTGAGAGACGAAACGATGTACTCAGTAGACAGTGCCATGTGTGTTGTGTGTTTCAATAACGATAGTATAGGACAAAACCGCCCGGTTGGACGGACGGTTGTGACGGTTTCTCAAGTGGTCAGCTGATGATATCTACAAACTGACTCAATACCTTTCTATTTAGAGACTTAGAGTTAAGATTCTTAACAAAGGCAGATTTGATCTTGGCTTTAGATGCACCTTCCTCAACATCAAACTCAGTTTCATTACTGAGTCCAGAGGTCAACATACCAAAGTATGATGTATAACCAGTAGATTTAAGAGCAATAAACTTGTTCTTCCTGATCTTCTTGTATGCATCCTCTGCAACAAACCCTTCACTGTAACGACGGACAAATCCTTTGAAGTCAGCGTTGTTAGCCAGACGGATACCAATAGTATTCACATCAGGGAATGTTTGTTTGAGATTGTTCAATAGAATCTCAGTGAACTTCCAGTACTCATGTTGTACCTGATAGGTGTAACCTGTCTTACGATTACGAACAAAGTCACCAGCATAGATACGACTTGTTCCCATACGATTATCATCGTAGTAATCGTTCCTCTTGAAGTAAGGGAGAACATTTGCTTCACCGTCTGTCAGAATAATCGTGTTGATCTTCTGAACCTTGTTCTTCTTTTTGAACTGTGGAATCAGTTCATGGAGACAAACAATAGCCTCGTTCAAAGGTGTTCCAGACAATGTGAACTGAGGGGGGAATGAATATGGTGCCCACTGTGTCATAGAATAAGCAACTCTCCAGAGACTAAGGAGTTGTTTATCGAGGGTCTTCTTGTTCACATCACTGGTCAGGAAGTGCATAAGACTGAAATCAGGAGAGATCAAGAAGTGATTCTCAACACACTCTTGATTTTCAATCTCTTCCCAGTTTGAGACATAGTGTTCCTTATCTCTCAAGTAACTGGTGGTGAAGGCATAGACATCAAAGGGAATGTTGACCTTACTACAGAACCAAACAAGGTTGTAAAGTTGCTTGAGAGTGTCAAGGAGAGTGTCACCCATCGATCCAGACCAGTCAAGGATGAAGATAAGTCCGTGGTTCTTGCCGTCAGGGATCACATTGACCTTGTTAAACAGGTCTTCGTTGTACTTGTAAGTATGGAGTTTGGAACAATCAAGGGTACCAGTCTTAGCAGTGAATGACCTTGAGTATGCATCGGCAGACTTCTTACACTCAAACTCTTTAACAAGATAGTTCACCTCTTTAGTAGCTGACTTCTTGAATTTGATGTAAGCGTTATCAGACCTACTGAAGTCTTTGGGCCGATCAGTTCTAGTTTCTTCTCTGTAAGGACAGAAGTATGGTTTGGGATTCAGTTGATCATGCCAAGACTCTTCAAGTTCGTCATGAACTCTCTTGTTAGAGATAACGATCTTATCAATGTTGATCTTAGGAACCTCAACATAATCGGAGGGTCGGCCCCCTCTACTGATATCACCGTTGAATTCTTGAGTGCCCTGTTGGAAAGCCTCGTCAGTCTGAACCTCCAGTGGCTTAGGCATCTCAGTTTGTGATTGAGTTGTCTGACCAGAAGTTTCAGTCTCACCTTCTAGGGATGAACCCTCTTCCTCACCATCCTGTTCACCGGCTTGTGGTTGTGATTCACCCTCACCTGTTGAGCCGGATTGGTTACCGGGCATGGAAAGGTCAGCAACTTTTTCCTTCTCGTGCTGTTCTTCACAATACTTGTAGAGAACTTCGGCAACCATCACGGCGTCACTGAAGGTTTCAGTCTCAGCCATCATGTCGATGATCTCTTGTTCCTTACTGTTGTGGATAGGAATGTCCTCAAACCTACCAATCTTGAAGTAAAGGTTGGCACGGTCAGCCAAATTCATCTCACTGATGTTCTGTTCACCGATGGCAAAGAAGTCATCTTCAGCCAGTTCCTGATAACCTTTGTAGAAGTCTTTTGACAGACCGGGATACCGACGTTTCATCAGCTTCTCAATCCGTGCATCTTCTGTCACGTTGACAAACTGTTGAGGGATACGATCTTCCCATGTCCAGTCATTAGGAGTGAAGAGTGCGTGGCCAACTTCGTGACCGACAAGCATGTTATATACATCTTCAGATGCCAACTTCCACATCGGAAGTGTCAGAACCCTGGTCTCAACATTGAACTGTGCGGTTTCTACGGCACGGTTCTCTACAACCAGATCCTCTGTGGCAAGGAGTTTGGCGAGTTGTGACTTGATCTCGTAGTTGATCATGTGGTATTCTGTCTCGATATAGCTATAATACAGCCATATGGACCAGTTTGGTGAAAGGGTCAGCCAGTTTGTCAACTGTCCACTATATAGATCACTGGTGAGATTTTATGAGAAAACTAATTACGGGATTACTTACATCCCTAGTGCTATGTACCCCTCTCCCTGCTCATGAACTAAAAGAAGAACACTACTTCAGTGGTGTAGCCATGGGTTGTATGAAACTTGGTGAATGTACGAAGGGTATCTATGCTTTAAAATCAGAAGATTATAGTGGAGAGTTAAAAGAAATCCTAGAACAACTAGAGGATTTAGAAGTAAGAGTATATAAAGCAGACCCAAAATACTTTAAGAATGAATATCGTGGTCTCTATTACTCTGACCACAACAAAATTTTTATCAACACCGGATTCGTAAAAGACCAACCATCACTACTTACTATCTTGCGTCATGAAGGATGGCATGTGGCTCAAGACTGTATGGCTGGTTCCTTAGCAAACTCTGACATCATGAGTATTCTGGATCATGATAAGATCCCCAAACATATTATTCAAGAAACTTTTGACCGTTACGGATATAGTGATCCTAAAGTAATTCGTATTGAAAGAGAAGCAGTAATGTCCATGTATACAAAGGACATGACGAAGGATGCTTTGTCCGTTTGTAACTCAGATAAGAAGATGTGGGATGTATATTTTCCTCCCAAGAAGACTTGGAGTTATCTTTATTGGAACGCTTGGATCTCGCAATAAACCAAACCCCCGGCTTTCGCCGAGGGTCTTTGGTCAGCTTACTCCTAGTAGGGGTTTACTAATCATCAGTTAGGACGTGTCTGCAGAACCTCCTTGCGTCGTTGTCTACTATGTCACATTCTGAAATGCACTGGAAGTATTCGGAAACCTGGTCGTATTGTTCAGCTAGTGTAGATTTTTCATCCCACTTCCAGGATGCTAGTTCATTGTGTGAAACAAGATTCTTCATTACAACCTCCAATCACAATATTATATAGTGGTGTTTGTGTTACTTTACTAACATTTGTGAAAATGAAACAAATGTTAAATCAATGTACATGAATCGTACCAGTCTCAGGATGCACATGTGGGATTGCACTGTTATATGGATGGAACTGACCGTGAATTAAACCTCCCCCAAGGAGGGCGAAGAAACTAAACAACCCGATAATTTTTACATACTTAGTCATAGCTTTCTTGAGAATCCTTTGTGTTTTTCAAACCGCACAACATCTTCAAACTTATCTTCCATACCAGTCTTGTGACTGATGACAAAAATGTTGGCGTCCTTTATTATATATCTAATAATTTTAAGGAACTCATCGGTTCCAAATCCATCCAAAGAACTATCAAACACCTCATCCATGATAAGAAGATTGGTGTTGACTGAGTTCTTGACACGAGCAATCTCCCTCCAAGTGAATAGAAGGGACAAATCAATCCTCATCTTCTCCCCTTCACTAAAAGATGCGTAAGAGAAGTCTTCATGGATAGGAGACTCAACAGTTTCGTTGAACTCTTCATCAAGTTTGAAGTTGATATAGAAGTCCATCTTCTGTAGATACTTGTTGACCTGTTGATTGATCAACGGAAGGTACTTCTTGATAATCTTTGCCTTTACACCACCATCCTTAAGGAGGCTATAGATGAAATCGTGGTGAGAAATGTCGTCTTTACGCTTCACCAGATCATCATAGGTCTGATCTAGACTGGTTCTTAATGTATCTAACTTCTCATGCTCAGT